AAGCCTTTTCGTTCCTGGCATCCTCCCCTGGATTGGTCCAAGGTCGAGGGTCAGAATCATGCTATCAAAGAGCCGCCGCTTCCAAAGGTAGCCGGAAAGAAGCTCGCCTCGGGTCTGGTCATGCACGAACCCGATGGCCGTGTCTGGCTTGCGAAGCCTGCTAACGCCTTTGGTGGTTACAAACATACATTCCCTAAGGGAAAGGTCGAACCCGGTCTCCACCCCCAGGCCAACGCGATTAAAGAGGCATTCGAGGAAACTGGTCTCAAGGGTAAGATCACCGGTCATGCTGGCGACGCCGAGGGTGATACTTCGATCACTCGCTACTATCATGCAACCCGAGAATCCGGACACCCTCTCGATCATGGTTGGGAGTCCGAAGGTGTCTCTCTGGTCCATCCGGATCATTTGCATAAGTTCCTGAACCGTAGCCGAGACCGCAAGTTCGCACAGGACAAGCTCAAAGCCTACATGCCGCATACGAACGACGAATAAAAATAAATATACTAAAAGGAATTCCTATGCGCCTGCTCCAAGAAATCGTCGGTCAGAATGAACGTGAAGCCTTGGACACCCGCAAGTGGAAGAAGGTGGGCCACGCCATGGGAAGCAATCCCGGTGGCGTCCATGAAGATGAAGGAGGAAATCACTGGTATGTCAAACATAGCCACACAGACGATCATGCACACAACGAAATTCTGGCGAACCGTATGTACGAACATATGGGTGTCCCGACTCTCGAACCTCAGTTGGTACGTCATGCCAAGGGTCTAGGCGTCGCCTCACCGATGACTCATCTAGAGGACTTCAATCCACATGATGAGGGTCATCGCAAGGAAGTCGCCAAACACTTTGCGGCACATGCCTTTATATCCAATTGGGACGCCACAGGACCGGATAACACCAATCAGGCTCACACTCACCGTGGCATGACCACAGTCGATGCTGGCGGGGCTCTAAACTACCGTGCAATGGGTAGTCCCAAGGGTGGGGCCTTTGGTCATTCTGTTTCCGAATGGGATACGCTCCGCAACCCGAGTATGAACCGCACAGCCGCACACGTCTTCAACAAGATGACGCCAAAGGATACTGTTGATAGTTCCAAGGCCGTCGCCAACTTCAGAAACGCCGATATTCACAAGCTCGTTCATGAGCATGGTCCTGGGGACTTCAATGCCAAGACGAATCTGGTTGATAAGATGATCGCTCGTAAGCGAGACATTATCGGTCGAGCCAATGGTGTAGCCAAACTCAACGGTATCAAACCCCTGAAAGACATTGATGGATGAAGAAACTCTCCGTAATTCTGGAAGGTCAGAAGGCCCTCGCCAAACTTCACCCCGAGCTTCGTGACCACTATCATCCGAGGAACTATAGCGCCGATCATGTCATGGCCGTAAGAAGCTATACCGGCTCTTCGGGTGTGAATCAACACCTATGGAATAAGCATCGCGACCAACCCGAGAATGCCGGTAAAAAGTGGAATTTCGATGATTCATTCTTCAGAAGCCACAAGAAGGGTATTACGCCAGACGAACAACATGTTTTGAAGCATCTTCCGGATGCTCTCAGTATGCAAGGAACACCTTCTAAGCTGACTGTCTACTCATCGACCAAGTATGATCCTCGTGACGTGATGGACAAGAATCATACTGTCCACCACCCGGCCTTCCTCTCCACCAGCCTGGACAAGAAGTTCTCGAACGGATTTAATACCTTTTCAGAAACAAGAGACGATAGCAAGAGAGTCTATCATAATCACCTAATGAAGATTCATATTCCCAAGGGTCATGCTGGTATCTATGCCGGGGCCGATGTCAAGTTCAGCGCACACCGTCACGAGGCCGAATTCATTCTTCCGGCCGGGACAAACCTTCGACACCTGAGAACCGAGCATAAGGTCCAAGAGGACCCTGGCATTCCTGGTTCGGGTGGACACTTACCATATACCCAGAACAATTACCTCCATCACATGGAAGTTGTATGAATTATTTGAGAGAAATAGCCGGACCCTATTCGAAGCTCTATATCAAGCGTGACCTTCTCAACGCGGGTGAGATTCATGCCTGGGCCATCAGTGAGGGATTCGTCACCACAAGCAATGAAATGCACGTCACGATTGCTCTGTCCAAACACGAGGTAGACTGGTCGAGATTCAAACCTCAGACGGATCGCGTCAACCTCATCGACACTCGTGATCGTGATATTCGCCAGCTAGACGACGCCTATGTCCTGAGATTCTACTCATTCGAATTATGGCAACGCTGGACCTATCTCCGCACCAACGGCATAACCATGGAACACTCTGATTTCATTCCACATGTTACGGTTTCCTACCGTTCGCCGAAGCGTCCTCTCTCATCCATCAAACCCTATACCGGACCCCTCCTTTTCGGGCCAGAGGAATTCAAACCATTTGACTTCACATACAAGCAAAAGTTGCGAAATTCCGAGTATTAATAAATATTCGAACGAAATGAACATATTAGAGTAAAATGCCGCCAACCAATAAACTATCGTATCGTGGTAATGCCTCACTTAAGAAGCCGGGAGCATCCTTCGACTGGACACCAGAACTAGCCGAAGAACTACGTAGATGTAAGAACGATGTTATCTACTTCGCCGAACACTACTTTAAGATCGTTACCGAAAATGGTCTTGAGCTAATTCAGCTACGAGATTACCAGAAGGAAATGTTAAGATCGATGGTGAATAACCGTCGAACCATTTCAAATCAGTCCCGTCAAAGTGGTAAGTCCGAGACCTTTCGTATCTTCTTGACATGGTACATTATCTTTAATGACTATAAGACCGTGGCTATTCTGGCGAACAAGGGTGAAACATCCCGAGAAATTCTGTCTAAACTACAAATTTCATATCAGAACCTTCCGGCATGGCTTCAGCTAGGCGTCAAGGACTTCAATAAGGGTTCCTTTACCCTAGAGAATGATTCCCGTATTATTGCTACCTCTACCTCCAAGAACTCGGCTCGTGGTTTCACGGCTCATGTTGTGGTTCTGGACGAGATGGCCTTCATTGAGAATTTTGAAGAATTCTATTCGGCCGTCTATCCTATTATCTCGGCCGGTAAGCTGACCAAGCTCATCATCACCAGCACGCCTAATGGTCTGAATCATTTCTATGACTTCTGGCAAGGGGCGCTCAAGAAGAAGAACGGCTTCCACCCGATCTATGTTCCCTGGGATCGTGTTCCTGGTCGAGACGAAGCCTGGAAGGAAGACACCCTCAAGGGTATGAATAACAACGTCGAGAAGTTCAATACTGAATTCGGTTGCGAGTTTGTCGGATCGTCCGGAACCCTCATTGCAGGTTGGGCTCTCAATCGCCTCAAGAACAATATCGAAGAACCTATTCTAAGAGAGGATAGCCTCTCACTCTACAAGTACCCTATCAAAGAAATAAAGGAGTGGAAGGGTAATAAAGAAATCACTCACCCGGCTCATAAGTATGTCGTCCTGGCGGACGTGTCCCGAGGTAAGGGATTGGACTACTCTGCATTCTCTGTTTTCGATATTACCAAAATGCCTTATAAGCAGGTTTGTGTTTATCGAAACAACGAGGTAACACCCCGAGACTATGCCGAGGTTATTCACCGAGTCAGTAAGGCATATAACGACGCTCTGATCATGGTCGAGATTAACGATATCGGCGAACAGGTCAGTGATATCCTCATCAATGATCTGGAAAATGAAAGTGTTCTTTGCACAGAAACCATGGGTCGAAATGGAAAGAACATCCTCTTCTCCGGAACGAAGGCCGACAAGGGTATCCGCACGACTCCCGGTGTCAAGCTATCTGGTTGTCTTCTGCTCAAGCTCATGATCGAGCAAGATCAAATCGAGATTCATGACGAGAATACGGTCATGGAGCTTATTACTTTCATTAAAGTAAAGAAGACCTATCAGGCCGAGCCCAATAAGCACGACGATATCGCCATGGGACTGGTCCTCTTTTCCTGGTTTACGAATCAGCAGTTCTTTAAAGACCTGACCGAAATCAGCACAATAAACCAACTGAGAGAGCGAACATCCGATCAGATTAAGGCTATCATGCCTTGGTATACTGATCCTATTCCTCAGAAGGTCGAGTACGAGTTCTTCCCGACTTCTTATAATCTTAACCAACCCTTCCACCCGTATCTTAATCCAGGTGACGAAATCCTTATCGTTCCTAATTTTTGATTCAATAAATAGGGTATGTCTCGATCCTTCAGGCTTTCCAAGTCAAAAAGGATATATTGATAAATAAAATTAAACAAAGTATAAGAACAATAAGGAGATATCATGCCATTTAACCCTGCATCACCGGGTGTATATCAAAATGAAGTCAACATTTCGACCAACGTTCCGGCTGTCGCAACCACTGTTGGCGCTATCGCTGGTATCTTCCGTTGGGGTCAGTTGTTTACTCCTACACTCGTTGGTTCCGAGACGCAGCTTGTCAATCTCTTCTTCAAGCCTTCCA